TCCTTGCCAATGTGGTTGATCCGCTGGTTCTCAATCCTATGCGCTGGGCTGATCTGACAGCCGAAAAGCAAGCCGAATGGGCAGCATACCGCCGCGCCTTGTTGGACGTTCCGCAGCAGGAAGGTTTTCCTGCCGACATCACTTGGCCCACGCAGCCAGAGGCATAAGCATGGAACTTCTGGACCTGATCAACACAGGAATGCAGTGGATCGTCGCGCCCATCGCGGCTGGCGTCATCTTTATGTATCGCACCCAGCAAAGCCACGCGACACAGATTGCCGTGTTGCAAGCTGTGCATGAGGCCAACAAGGAAGCCCACGATAGAGAGTTTAAAGAGATGCGCGAAAACTTCCGGCGCATCTTCGAAAAGCTAGACACGATTGAAGGTGTGCTGAGAAAATGAAACTCAAGCCAGACAAAGATCAGGTCATCGTGATTTGCATCATTGTGCTGGGTTTCCTTTTTGCCGCTGCCATCGCGCATTCACAGACTGTTCCTGATGTGCAATGCCCCGAAGGCTACATATGCACATGGTCAGGCTCTGACGGCTCTGTGAACACCACAGGCGAAATGACCACCACTGTGATTTCACCCCCGCCAACGGCGGTTTCTCCGCAGTTCAGCGCGGGCAACGGAAACGATCTCTGCACTGTCGGAATCGCTGGCGCTGTGCAAACTCAAATACTTGGACTGTCCGCTGGCAAGACTGTCAGAGACATGAATTGCGAGATGCTGAAAAACGCTAAAGCCTTGTATGATATGGGCATGAAAGTCGCCGCTGTTTCGACAATGTGCCAAGATCAGCGTGTCTTTCAGTCGATGCTAGATGCTGGCACACCATGCCCCTACGATGGCATGATCGGCGAGGAAGCAAAGGCGGCATGGGAAGCCGACCCAGACCGAGCCGAAGGCAACCAGAAGGGCCGCATTGATGGCAAGACAAAAACTGGCATTGGCGCTCTGCTTGGTGTCTTGGGCATCCTCGTCTTACTCTGATCCATATACCTACGGCGCAAGCGGAAACGCAGCCGCAGATCACCCGACATGGGACATGGTTAACGTCATGCCAGACGTTGTTGGCCTAGATGTCACTGGCGTTTACTATCGCTACAGCATCGGCAAAGACCCAGCCGCAGATGCCTTGGTCCATGTGCAGAATGAAAACGCTTTGGGCGATGGTTACATCTTCCGCGAAACAGATGATTGGTCTGGCCTTGCTGGCAACACCATCACGAAGGCTGTGCCTGTCTCCAACATCCCGCTGCAATACTGGGGCATTGGATCAATCGAAGTTGAAGGTGAGGCGTCAATCTCTGACGCATCCGTGATCTATACTTACCGCGTTGACCAATGTGCCAACCCGCAATCCAGCCCATCCTGCGATGGATATGTTGCACCTGTTCCATCGGTCACAACCAGCGAACAAGACGCATATAATGCCTTGGAAGATGACGCATACCAGATAGCCAGCAAGAAGACGGATCAGGAATATCTGGACGAAGAACAGGCCATCGAAGACCGAAGCGATGATAAAGAACGCAAGGCGCGGTTGGAGCGTGGCCTAGCTGCATCACGCAATGCCCTCGCATTGGCCAGCGGCGTTTCGCAGGATGCTATTCTGGCTGCAATGGGTTATACTGCCGACATGAACGCCTATTATGCCGCCAAAATCGAAGGTGGCTCTTATGCGGATGTGCCTATGCTGGTCGATGGCAAGTTGCCAGAAAACCAACGTGGGCTGCGGAATGGCCTAGCACAGCAAGTGCTGCATGAGCAGATGCTTGCCATGCAATACCAGTGAGGATTGAGACATGAAACATCTAGCAATTGTTGCCTTGGCCTTGCTACCGCAAATGGCGCTGGCAGATGGCGTCCAGATCGAAGGCAACGTGCAAGCCAAGTGCATCATCCGCACAGACCGCACAGGCGTCTATGGAAACCCTACGCCAAGCAAACTCAGCACAACCCCTGCTGATGGTGGTGTGACGCCCAGCATTCGCTATGATGTGGCGCTGGCGGGCTATTACATTGCCCGCATCACGCATCCGACAGCATTTTCAACCAGCCCGACCCTGACAGATACTGTCACATGGACGGGCGGTTCGTCTGTTTCCAACGTGTCTGATCCAGATATGTCGGCCTATGATGCCAATAAGGTTGAATATGATGCCACGACTGAGTTCGATCTAACAACCGCTGGCACAACCTTCTTCAAGGTCGATAGCGCGGCTGAATACGGCTACAACAAAGCCTTTCCTGCGGGGACCTATCGCGCCATCATTCAAGCTGAGTGCATCGCAAAATGATACGTCTGGCATCAGCGTTGATCTTTATATCAACTGCGGTTGCAGCGCATGAGATGACGCCAGCTTATCCCAAGCTGCATCCATCATCTATGCCGCAAATCCTGCAAGCCGGCCTGTCGCTGTTCAATGCCCGTGATGATGTCGAATATTTTGCGATAGATATTTTCGACAAAGATTGGCAACCGATTGCCTTTGCATCGGCCCAGCGTGTGATGCACGTTCCTTCCGGCGCAAGGAAAGCCTTTGAGGTTTACATCAAGCAAGAAGACGCACCGCGTGTGGTTTACGTCTGCACCACGTCCATGCTTCGGGCTGGGCAGGAAGACAACGCCATCGTTTCATCACGCATCTGTTCGCGGCTGGATGGTGACAGGGCATGAAGCGGCTGGCTGTCATCTTGGCATTGGTTGGCGGATCGGCACAGGCTGACAGCACCTCGTTGGCATTGCAGTTACCAACTGCGTCCATGAGTTACCAAAGCGACAGCTTTCGCGCTGGTGAGTTGGATTGCAGCATGGCTATCGGTGGCAGCACCAACCTTGAACTGGGTGTGCTTGGCGGTGTCAACAATGTTGGCGGCACTGGCCTATTGCCTCAAACCAAAGACATCGGCCTGTTCGCCCGCATCGTGATTCCGTTGAATGCGCCAAAATCGCGGATCGACTGCAATCAGCTTTATCTGCTGGAGTTGCAACAACGGCGGCTAGAAATACAGCAACTTCAAGCCGAACTTGATGCCATGAAGGCATTGCAAGAAGAACAGATGAGTTTTGAGCAATGACCACTGAACGCGACCTTGGCGAAGCACTGGATGAGATCGACGGCCTGAAGGACAAGGCTTTCACCATGCTTGGCCTTCGCATGACGCCAGCAACCATCGCTGCCGCCGTGGCAATGTTGTCAACCATCTGCGGCACACTCTACGGCGGTTTTGTGATGTATCAAAAGGTCGAAGAAGTCGCTGGCATGGACCTTGGCGCCTATCAGCAACAGATGGAAGTGATGGATGCCAAGGTGCAGGAATCCTTGGACTATGCCCGCGACATTAAGAACGGGCTAAAGGATGACATCATGCGGCTAGAAAAACAGGTGGATCGGGCGGAAGATGCCGTCAGAACCAATGAGGAGAAAGTTAGGACGCTGATCGACGATGCCGAAAAGCGTTTTGAAACACGGCGCGACCAACTCAGAATGTCGCAAGACCAAGATATGAAAGAGTTGGAAGACAGGCTTAACGGCAAACTGCAACGGGCTTTAGACAACCCATTGGCTCAGTAAAGGATGGTGAGATGTTGAAACTTGAAAGGCTAATCTGGCTTTGCCTGATCACGGCTGTCATCGCCATAGTTTATGTTTCGGGTGATGGACGCTATCGTTATCCATGCCAAGACCCAAGCAATTGGGCAAACGCTGAATGCCAGCCGCCGATTTGCACGGCTACGAAACAATGCCCACAAGATTTGCTAGGAGCAACAAATGGCTAAGAATGACCCTGACGAACTGGAAGCCAAGCTGCGCTATTTCATCGGCTGTGCCTTGGTTGTTATCCTTGCTGGAACAATTTTCACCATCCTCTATTCGCTGGTTTTCGTGACCCAGCCTATGGGGGAAAGCAGCGAGAACGACCGCAAGTTTTTCGAACTGCTGACACCCATTGCCAGCTTCATCGTCGGCGCTCTCGGTGGCGTGATGGCGGCTGGCAATAACCGCAAACCAGAAATTGAGGAGAAAACAGAATGATTGGGAAACTTGTGGGTGCGCTGATTGGCAAAAAGGTCAAAGAGCAGATCGCGGATGCGGTGCTGGACAAGGTGGATTTGCCGCCGCAGATGGAAGGTCTTATCAAAACCGCCGTCACGGGTGATGTGACGGATGTGATCGGCGCTGTGGCAAAGGGTGTGGGGAAGAAGAAATGACGCTGACCAAAGACCACATCATCCACATCCTGCACGGCAACGCTGATGCCGCTGCGTGGGCAGATGCCGCATTGGAAATTCTGCCCAAATACGAAATCAACACTCCAAATCGGATTGCTGGTTTCTTTGCCCAATGCGGTCACGAATCCATGAACTTCACTGTGCTGTCGGAGAACCTGAACTATCGCGCCGAAACGCTGGAAAAGCTGTTTAGCAAGTATTTTTCTAAGGCTGGACGCAATGCCGCCGACTATGCCAAGCAGCCGGAAAAGATTGCCAACGTCATCTATGCGTCACGCATGGGCAATGGTAATGCAGCCAGCGGCGATGGCTATCGTTTCCGTGGGCGCGGTGTTGTCCAGCTAACAGGCCGCGACAATTACACCGCCTTCGGCAAGACAATCGGCCTGACCGCAGAAGAAGTGATCGACTATGTGACCACCAAGAAAGGCGCGTTGGAATCGGCTTGCTGGTATTGGAACAGCCGCAACATCAATGCCGCTTGTGATGCTAACGACATCGTGAAGATGACCAAGCTGGTTAACGGCGGCACGATTGGCTTAGAGGATCGCAAGAAGCACTATGAGCAAGCCTTGGCTGTCTTAGGCGGTGCTGTTCCCGCACCTATCACCAATGCAGCATCCATCGCTGGTGTCCTCAAAAAAGGCTCCACAGGCGAGAACGTGAAACGGATGCAAGCCGAACTTGGGCTAGAACCTGACGGATCGTTTGGCCCAGCCACAGAGGCTGCGCTGAAGAAATGGCAGACAGCCAACGGGCTGGCCGCTGATGGCGTTGCTGGTCCGAAGACGCTGGCGAAACTGCTTGCCTGATCGACCAGAAACTAGGAAGGCCGAAGGGAAACCTTCGGCCTTCTGATTTTTAACCCACTGGACGCTTAGGCGGCTTTGGTGAAACGATCACCTGATCCGTGTAAATACATCGCATAACCGAATATCTCATGTCGTTTTCATCTGCCAACGCGATGGCTTCATCCATCAGATCGCCGCAAGTCATGTCGGCTGGCACGTTGAAACCAGACTGCGACCCGTCAACCCATGTGATCAGTAAGATTGCCAAGAATTTCATTGCTGCATTCCATGTTCTTGCTTGTAACGCTTGATCGCATCTTGCAATCTTTTGTGCGCCGTTTGTGATCCACTTTGCACTGCGTAACGGACAAATGACCTATTGAAGCCCAAGGCAACGCTGGCTGAACCCATTGACCTGAAACTTAACCCATCCAAAGAGATGGATTGGCTTTGCGTGTTTCCCAAGCCTACTGAATCCATGCTGCCACGCTTCAAACCGCTGTAGACAGCATCTTTACCCACGCCAAGGCTTTCCGCTGCGTGGCTGACGCTTGAGTAAACCACGCCTCTAATTTTTATCAGCATCTTTGACCTTTCCTGCTCCATATACAAAGTCGATGTGTTCCTCGACCTTATCCCATGCCTCCTGAATGGCTGGTGTGCCTTCGTTGCGGATAGCTTTGCGAAGCGCGTTGATCTGGTTGAACATCTTGATGATGGTTCGGTTCCCGTAGCGGTCTGTCATTGGCTATCCAGTTCAGCCAGCGCGGTGCGGATTTTTTTTGATTTGCTGCATCGTCTGTTTTGCATGGAACGTATGCGGCAGTGGTGTGCAAGCTGGGCAAGGATCGTACTCGACCTTGAGCGCGTAGCGGCTTCTCGGCGCTGGCGACCACCCAACTTTTACTTGCTTAGTGTCGCGGCAAATGCTGCAATTTGCGCTCATTATTTCCCCTCCAGTTCAGCCAGCACGGTAACAATTTCCTGCTCGATCAGGTCAGAGTTCGCCCATTGGTGGCCGTTTTCATCTTCGGCGGTCATGTTCAATTCGCGGATGTTCCGCAAACGCTCCACCGCCTTGGCGAGTTTGTCCAACGCATCTGCGGCCTGTCCGCTGGTGGCAAGCAGTTGCAACGTCAGTTCTTTGTTGCTCTCCTCCAACTGTTCGATGTAGTCGGCGGCTTCGTTTCTGGTCATAGGCAAGTGTTCATCCCGCAGCCGCTTGATTAGCTGTAACCGCAGCCGCTTGATCAGATCATCACTCATTTCATTTTCTCCAGTTCAGCCAGCGTGTCAGCGGCATCATCCAACAACTGCGCCCACCCAGCATGATCCTCTGCATTAGGTGCAGCGTTAAGTATGCGCTTGATAATATCCACAGCTTTGGCTAGTTTGGCTTCTGCGGTCGAGCGTTCATCGGCTCTCGCATGAGCAACTTCACGGGCGGCGCGTGACCAGAATCGCCAAAGATTTCCCCCAGAACAAATGCCACCATTCTCCGCATCAGAAATAGCTGCGGCCATCTCTGCGTTCTCACGCTCCAACTGTTCGATGCGGTCTTCATGCAGCTTACGTTCTGCTTCCATTGCATTGGCATAGCCACGCTGTTCTGCTTTGGTCAGTTCATCCAGATCGTCACTCATTCTCCACCTCATGAAACTTGCACAGATCATCATCTTGCACATAGCAAGCCAGTTCGTGCGCGTGGGCGTGTGCTTCCTTCGCATTCCGCGATGCGCTTAGGACGACGATGAAGTTAGCGCCCAGCAGGAAGATCATGAACAGTTTGAAAAATGGGTCAGTCATTTCTTTTCTCCGATCAAGGCAATGATGGCGTCACGAAATCTGGTCGGGATAAACTCATACCCTTTCGAATGGGAAATCCTAACATCAGCCGCCTCACGCAGCGCAGCTTCACGAATAGCGGCGGGGTCATTGACAATCTCAATGGGCGGGAACCCTTTGCGGTCATACACAGATTCTTCACCTTTGCCCGCATACCCGCTTGAAAAAGTTGCAGGGTCGCCGTTTATCAGTTTTGTCAGATCGTCACTCATTTCTGTTCCTCCGTATACTTCACGGCGATGCGGGTATGGTAGGGTTGAGCATCATTTTTGGCCGCTTTTTCGGTCGGCCATGCAACTCCAGCCGCTCGATTTAAACCAATTTCTTTATACTCATTCACATAGATCACCTTGGGTTCGACGTGGACCTTCGTGACTTGGAAGCGCACGATGTCCCCGTCCGTGTCACCATGACCCCACCCAAGCTGCCCAGCGGAACCGTTAAGAATTTTGGAACCGCCTCGAAACCAAACGTTTACTTTACTTTTGGGATGCACAGGGCGGTCGCCGCCGTTCCAGCCCCAGATTTTGCCGTTGTTATAGTCGTTCATTCAGCCATCCCCCAATATCCAGCCAGCACCTGTTCAGACGTTTCCACCCCGTCCTTCACGCTGGCCTTGATGTCATCAATCAAAACGCGGTTACAGATAGTTCGCACGCGTTCCGGCTTCAGGCCGTATGACCTTGCGATGTTTGCTGCGGGGTATTTCACACGCAGCTTGACGATGTGCAAAACGTGTTCATCATCTTTGCGTGTCATATGAATGCCACCCATCATTCGCCACCACCGCCCGAATAGCTGTCGTAGCTTGATCCGCTGTCGTAACTTGATCCGCTATCAGTCAACGCATCAGCAACGACTGCCAAAACGACCATATCAGTAACACTGATGCTTGCAGATTGATCATTTTGCGGCTGGCGAGATGCCATGCTTCGCGGCGATGGCATCGGTTTTTTCTGAGAACCTAATATTATCAGGCGTATAAGCCAGTACATCATTCGTCCCCATCATAAAAATCAGCTTCGTCGATGGCATAGAAGGTGCGCCGTTTGATCGTGCCGCCACGTGCCATTTCCTGCATCTTGCCGACAACATTGTTCAAAGGCACGTTGATGCTCTCAGCCACATCTTCGACAGTGGCACGACCGCTCTCGCGTAGGTCAGCCAGAATTGCCAAGGCCAAATCGTCGTTGAATTGTGTGCCCTGTGCCGCATCAAGTCGAACAATGCGAATGGCCATCCACGGCGTTTTCTCTGGGTGAACTGTGTTTGCAATCAAGATGGCTTGGAAACGTTCGCCAACTTGAACGTCTAAAGAAGCTGCAACCTTTGCTGGGATGAAGACAGACTGATTGCTGTCTACTGTTGCCCCGAAGGCTGTGTTGGTGTTCAGCTTATTGATCACCATGATTTCAGAAGTTTGCATTGATGTCCCCTGTTGCCCGCGCAATCAGCACGGCTTTGCGTTGTTCGGCCTGTTGAATTTTAAGGCGTAGCATATCTATTTCTTCGCCTACCCACGCGATGCCCGCCTGTGACCCGTAGCGAGCCTGTAAGCGCACTATGTCGGCGCGGTGTAGGCTTATGACCGCGTTCCAATCGGCAACCGTGTAGCGGTCCAACATGGCTTGATAGCTGGTTTCCATGGTCACCACCCGAAGCCGTAAAGCAGGAACCACAGGCTAGGAAGCAGGGCAAACAGGCACAGGCAACCGATGAGGTCTTCAAGAAATTCACGCATTTGGTTTTCCTTTTGTTGGGGTGGTGGGGGCCGCAGCCCCCGTGGGGTTAAGCTGTTCGATGTGCTTTTATCAAATTTGCAAATCGACGTTCTGCGCGTTGTTCTGCTGCTTGTTGGCGAATGCTCAAAAAAGCCTCAACTTCGGTTCCATCTTCTTGAACTCTAACAGAACGGATGTAGTAGGATTTTTTGCCCAAACGATCTAAGAAATCAGAAAGTATCAGGACGTATTTCTTACCTTCGATTACTGCGTAATGGCGTTCGGTCATCTGTTTGTTTCCTTGTTTGCTTGTTGGTAAGCCAAATCTATGCGCGAACGCAACAACCCGCAAGAGGAAAAATACACATTTTGCAAAAATAATCTGGGTTGACGCCAGTTGCGCGGGCGCATAAGTTGCCAGAACACGATAGGAGTGACACCAATGGTCTA